GTGGTGATTTAGTCAGACATGGTTATCAGGTACGGTTATTAAAAAATGGCGGTTCAGAAAATGAATCGCTTTTTATGTACAAGAAAAACCTATCCAGCTACCAACATAAGACCTCTACCAAGTCTTTAAAGACTCGTATCACTTTCAAAACGACTGTAAAAGGCGAGGGAGAGAATGCTGATGATAAGCATTATAAAGTGGTTGTCGATAGCCCCTTAATTAACAAATACAGTCAGATTTATGAAGATGTAGTAGAAGTCAACGACCAAGATGTCAATGATGAAGCAAGCCTTAGAGAATATGGCAAGCAGTATTTCAGAACAAGCCTATGCGACTTGATGGAAGATAGCCTTGAGATTGATGTTGTAGGTCAAAGTGATGTACCTGTCCAGATGTTTGATGTGGTAGGTGTCTACCATGAGACATTCGATTTGGATGTAAGGAAGAAAATCACTAAATATACCTACTCCCCAATGGCTAAGAAATTGAAGTCTATTGGTTTTGGTGAGTTTAAATCTGGTCTTGCACATGCGATTGGGAATGTCGTGAGTGATGCTGTGAAAAATGAAACCTATATCTTTGAAGCAAAACTTGAAAAAGAAATCAAGAATGCTGACTTAGATTTTGACCGTAAGGTACAAGGCATCAAAAATGAATTCACTGACGGTATCGAACAAGCCAAGGCACTTGCTGAGGAAAACAAACAAATCTTATTTAATAAGATTGATAATCAATTAAACGAATTCGACAGAAACTATCAATCCACTTTGGAAGACCAGAGGGAGAGGATAGAGAGGATTAATCAACACACTCAAAATGCTGTCTCTACTGCAGCCTACGGTCAAGCATTGGCAGAGAAAGCTAGTGCAGATGCACTAAGAGCTCTAGAAGATGCTGAATCGGCTGATGAACTATCACAGTCAACTATAAGAAGAGTAATTAAAATCAACGACACGATTGAAACCCTTGCAAGAAAATCAGAACTAGATCCAATTAAAGACAGAATTTCTATCACTGAAAGTAAGATTGAGGTTCAAGCTGGTCAAATTTCAGAAAAGTTGTCACGTACTGAAGTCGATAGATTGGTCAATGACAAAGGTTTCCAGACTTATGCTCAGGTACAGAATACAGTCAAGAAATCAGTTGACGGTTTTCAACAGACCATCTCACGTATTGAGACCAAACTGAGAGACGTTATCCGTAATGATAACCTCTTGCAGAATTCTTCTATCATCACAGCTGGGAATGGTTCAGATGGAACTTGGCGGTTAAATCAATCAGGCGGCAGTGGTAAAACAGAAGTAGTATCACTAACAGATGCGCCACATAATGCTATTAAAAAGGCTATTCGGATTGTAAATAATACGAATGGTTGGAATAAAGATATTGCACAAAGTGTTAACTTGATTATTGGTGAGAAATATACCATGTCTTGCTGGGCACGAGTTATCAATCCAAGCGTAAACCTTTTAATGCGTTCATGGACTACTAACGATAATAATCGAAGCATGAACAAGCCAATCACAAACACTGATTGGGTTCGATATCAATTCACATTCACAGCAGATGCAGTCGCTAACTCAATCCAGTTTGGTCAAAGTGGAAATGGTAGCCTTGAAATCTGCGGGATGAAGATTGAACATTATGATCGTATGACTGACTACGATATTTCAAGTTCCGAAATTGTTAGTATTGTGGAATTTAACGATGTACGAGATACCGTATCATCACACACTCAGACCTTACAACGACAAGACCAAGCGATTTCACAAGTCATTCAGACTGCTGATGGTCTGGTCAGTCGTGTATCTAATTTCTTGGATGATTTTAACTTGGTCTACGACCCTACTAACTTTAGCAAGTGGGAGAAAACTGCAAGTGAAGTCGATGTAATCGAAGTACAATCGAACACCAAACTCTTACGTATTACAAGCACAGGGAATACCTCTAATGTATACCGTGGTTTTAGAGTGCCTCTTAACACATCCACATTTACAAAAGATGAAAAAATCAGCTACCGAATGTTCGTATGGGTTGATGTCGTTCCTGATGCTCCACTTGTAATTGATTTATGGTCTGCAGATGGAGGTCTTGCATCTACTCCGATTGCAATCACACAAAAAGGCCAACAGGTCATCACTGGTACGTTCACGATTAATAAAACGACAACTAAAGGCAAAGAGTTCCCTCTTGAAATACTATTGACTAAAAACGGTCAGGTCGCTATTGGAGAGATTTCTTTAATTCGTGGAGATACCCCACCTAAAAAATTCACAGATAACACCTCTACACAAGATGTAGTTACTCAAACACGAGTAGCACAATTATCAGATTCGTATGCAATCCAAACCTTGACCAGTCCAGGGGCAGTTACATCTCAAATCAATTTAGCTCCAAACGAAGCGCTAATTGAAGCAAATAAAATCCGTTTAAAAGGTAAAACACTTGCTGACGAAATCACAGCTATAGATGGTTATTTCAAGCGGTTATTTGTGGGAGATGCCCGAATTGGCAAATTAAACACGGATATCATCGAGTCTAATTCAATCACAGCTGATAAGGTTATTATGGACTCAGCTATGGCTAAGAAAATAGTATCTAGCGATGTATTCACTGATCAGTTAGCTGCTAAGAATGCCTTCATTAACAAACTACGGTCAGTGGTGGTGTCAGCAACCTTACTTGAAGGTTATAAAGGTCGGATTGGTGGATTCCAAATCGGTACCCACGATAAAGACCCAAGTACATATTGGCTAACTGGTACTAATCAATTTGCAGTTGGCATGAGTAATGGTAGCTCAGCTTGGGGGCAAGTTGCTCTTTGGGTTAACTGGGGCACAGACTGGGGGAAAGCAGGTCCTTATGCATGGTACGTCTTGCGAACCGGAGAAATGTATTGCAAAAACGATGCTGGTTTTTATAAAAAGGTCGATTTCGCAGACGGAGGCTCTGTTAATTTTTATGGAAATATAAATTATTATAAAGAACCTAAGTTTTTCAAGGGATTGAACATGTGGGATTCTGAAATCATTGGAGGAGGTTGGAATCCAAAAGGCGGAAATAATGCCGTTGTTTGGTGGAATCAAATCGGTTCTGGAAGTGTTAAATATTGGATTGATAAATCTTCAGATAGACGCTTGAAAGAGAATATCTTAAGTACATCTGTTCAAGCGTTGAATGAAATCAACCAACTTAACTTGGTTTCATTTGATTACATCGAAAACAAGAAACATGAGGAAATCGGACTTATCGCTCAAGAAGTCGAGAAAGTCATTCCTCAAGCAATTTCAAGAGACCCTGAAAGTGAAGATAGTTATCTTCATATCGACTATACCGCATTTGTACCTTATCTAATTAAGGCCGTTCAAGAACTCAATAAAAAATTGGAGGAAGCAAATGAAAGAAGAAATTAATCAATTAATCATCCGAAATTTAAGCGATGATATCGCACTGAAGGCAAGTGATGCAGCAACCTATAAGGCTCTGTATAAAATCACACAAAAACAACTCAATGAAATTTTAAATCTCATTGAGTCAAATGAAGAACTAAAAGCAAAATTTGAAGAAGTGAAAGGACAAATGACAAATGACAGTAAATAACTACACACTAGCGACTAAACCTTATACTCGTGGTTTCGGAGACAAAACTACAACCGTTGTTGAAATTCGACTACAGGAAGGCAACCGATATAGCACCAACCAACGGGAACTTGTCGGTGACCGCACTCAAGACAGTGAAGAAACACTTATTCAAGCGGTTTTGAATATCATTAAGGCTGAATTAGATCCAGGAAGTGCAATCGTCCAAGCTCAATCTAAAATCGAGCAAGCTGAACAAAAGCTTACTCAGACTGAAAATAAACAGAACGAGTTACTTGAAATTACTGAAAAAATTAACAAAGTAGTTCGTGTTATGGCTCAAGATTCCATTATGGGCGAAAAAATTGCTTATGGCACAACCTACAAGGAACTCGTTGAACTATTCCCACTTGTAAAAACTGGTGAGAGTTACGCTCCTGGTTCAATGTTTGCAATCGAAGACCCTGAACATGTTGAACTTAACGGTGAAGGTAAACGTATTTTAGTTCAGACAAACCAACAATTCATTTATCAGGGCGAATCACTCAAACAACTTGAAGGCTCACCATCTCAGAATGGCATCCTTGCAGTTTGGAAATGGGAAGCTCCTAAAACCAATAGTGAACTTGAAACACAACCAGTAGCACAATAGGAAGGGGGGGAGTTATGGCATGGTCAGAAGCGTTTGAGAAATTAATACACGCTATCACACAACTAGCACCCACAATCGGAGTAGTAGCCACTGGATGGTTTGGAATGAGAGCCAGTAAAGCTGGAAATCTGAACAAGGAACAATTCAAGGAATTGAAGACTGAGTTGAACACTATCCACGTTATTGGCGAGGATAATCAAAAGAAAATTATTGAGATCGACAATAAACTAGCAGTGCATGATGAAGCTCATCTAGCTACGATGTATCTACGATTAGAACGGGATATCACTACTGCTCTAAAACGTGGATATACAACGGTACATGAGTCTGATATTATTCATAAAATGCACTCTAGCTATAAGAAATTAGGTGGCAACGGGCGAATTGATGCCTTATTTAACAAATACTTAAATTTAGAAATTTCGGAGGAACACACAAATGCAACAGATCAATGAAATTTTACTTAATGGTGCTATCAGCATTCTAGTTATCTTGGTAGGTATCGCAGTTAAGGCTGTCAAAGAATATCTAGTTCAAAAAGGTGGAGAGAAAACAATCAAGATTGTTGAAATCCTTGCTAAGAATGCAGTCAATGCAGTTGAGCAAGTATCTGCTGAAACTGGATACAAGGGTGAGGAAAAACTGGAACAGGCACGTATTAAAATCCGTGCTGAACTTAACAAATACAACATCCACATGACTGATAGTGACCTCGATACATTCGTTGAGTCAGCAGTCAAACAGATGAATGATGCTTGGATGAACCAATAATAGTTGAGAACCCTTTTGGGTTCTCTTTCTTTTTAAAAAGAAAGGAGGTAGCACTTGAAAAAGGTTATCGAAAGAAAAATAACCGTTTTATCTAGTAACCGTGGTATTGAAAAAATGTATAACGAATTTTACAGCCATGATAAGAATAATGCTGAATTTAAATTTACACTCGATGATTTGACAGCTACTAAGGTCATCTGCTTATTCTATTTCAAATGCACTAAACGATACCAAGAAGTTGAAGCAACAATCGAAGATAATTCGTTTACGGTTCAATTCGACACATCATTGATCACGACAGATGAACCTGTTATTGGCTATATTTATTTTGAGAAAGTAGAGCAATCAGCAGATGTGTATAGCTTTATGTTTAATGTTCATGTGAGTGAAATTGATAAGGCTGTTAAAACACCAATCATTGAACGTGAATCAGGGCGGATTATTAACGTCAAGGATGTTGTTACTAAGCAAGAATTGGACGAGTTGTTTGCAAAAATCAAAGAGCAAGGTGGCACGTATGACGACAGTGGTATTCGTGCTAAAATAAACAATATTTCACTCGATATTGAAGCGCTAAAGACAAAGACAGATAAAGATACCATCTATGACGATAAACCAATCTTGAAGCGCTTAGAGGTCTTAGAGAGCAAACCTAACATCGACACAAGTCAGTTTGCTACCAAAGAAGAACTACGCAATATCTCACTAACTCCTGGACCTAAAGGGGACAAGGGAGAAACTGGAGAGCGTGGACCGATAGGACCACAAGGCCCGCAAGGATTGACTGGCCCGCAAGGTTTACAAGGTATTCAAGGACAGATAGGACCTAAAGGTGAAACTGGTGAACGTGGCCCTCAAGGAGATATTGGACCAAGAGGAGCGGACGGGCTTCAAGGGCCAATCGGTCCTCAAGGTTTGCAAGGTGAACGAGGTCAAGACGGACAAAAGGGAGAGCGTGGAGAACAAGGACCAATCGGACAGACTGGCCCCGCTGGACCTCAAGGCCCTATTGGTTTAACTGGTCCAAAAGGAGAGAATGGGCGTGATGGTGTTGGTATTCCTCAGAGAATCAGCATCAACGGGAACATTGTGACGCTATCAGACGGTGGTGGAAGTATTATCTTACCAGCTTCCAGTCAAAATGAACCATCTGCATCAACCTCATCTAGTGAACTTACAGGTGAAGGTATGCCAAACGGTAAAGTCGAAGGTACACTAGGTCAAACCTATGTTGATACACGTAAAACAAACGGTGCATTGAAGTGGATTAAGCGCACTCCCAATGGTAACCAAGGATGGGTTGTATTAGACGGTGATACTGGTTGGAAAAACCTAAACGTGTTATCTAAATTAGGTAATTCTTACGTACGCGTCCGACGTATCAACGATACGGTATATTACCAATTCGGTGGACTACAATGGGGTTGGTTCGGAATTGTTAGACGTGGTAATCCAGCGTTTATTGCGCATCCAGGGAATCGTGAAAAGAAATGTTTCCTTATAGCAAACGGTGGTATACCTTCTGGATATAGAGCTTCCAGTTCACTAATTGGTCAGATTTTCAACGATGATGGTATTCCATATGGAACGTGGTATGTAGGCGGTTATGGTGATGCAAATCATTTACGATTCCAATTCACAGACCCAGTACCAACTGATAAAGATATCGGAGACATCAGGGTTTCGTCAATATCTTACATCACAGATGACCCTTGGCCAACAACTTAACCGTAATATGAAAGGAAATTAAAATGGATATTGATAAAAGCAGATTAAGAACTGGACTTCCACAGGTCGGAGTACGACCTTATCGACAAGTCCACGCACATTCAACGGGCAACCGCAATTCAACAGCACAGAATGAAGCAGACTACCACTGGCGCAAAGACCCTGAATTAGGATTTTTCTCTCACGTAGTTGGTAATGGACGAGTTATGCAAGTAGGGCCTGTAAACAATGGTTCATGGGACGTTGGTGGTGGTTGGAATGCTGAGAGTTATGCAGCAGTTGAATTAATTGAGAGTCATTCAAGTAAAGAAGAGTTCATGACAGACTATCGCCTTTACATCCAACTACTACGTGACCTTGCTGATGAGGCAGGCATTCCTAAAACTCTTGATACTGATAGCTTAGCTGGTATCAAGTCGCATGAATACTGTACCTATCATCAACCAAACAATAATTCAGACCACGTTGACCCTTATCCTTATTTGGCAAAATGGGGCATCAGTCGTGAGCAATTTAAACACGATATTGAGCACGGTCTAGTTGTCGAGCCTGGTTGGAAGAAAAACGAAACAGGGTACTGGTACGTTAAAGAAGATGGATCTTATCCAAAAGAGAAATTTGAGAAAATCAACGATGTGTGGTACTACTTCGATAACTCAGGCTATATGCTTGCTGAACGTTGGAAGAAACACAAAGATGGTAAGTGGTACTGGTTCGATAACTCTGGCCACATGGCTACTGGTTGGAAAAAGATTGCTGAAAAGTGGTACTATTTCAACGAAGAAGGCGCTATGCAAACTGGCTGGGTTAAGTACAAGGATACTTGGTACTATCTTGACGGTAAAGACGGTAACATGGTATCTAATGCTTTTATCCAATCAGCAGACAAAACTGGTTGGTATTATCTCAAAGAAGATGGTTCACTTGCTGACAAGCCTGAATTCGTAGTTGAGCCTGAAGGCTTAATCACACTGGCTAAGGCCAAAGCAGAAAAATAAAATATATATAATAGAAAGAACAAATCAATTATACCTATGAACCGCTGGCGTTTGCTGGCGGTTTTTTTTTTTTTCTTGAAGTAGTTTTTTAAAAAAAAAAAAT